TTAAGAAGTTAAAAAAATAGTGTCCATAATCGCATTATCAGCTTCAGACATCTTCTTCGTGACATGAATATAAATATCATGAGTGACCTTACTATGATTATGGCCAAGACGTCGCGCGATTTGATCGTCGGTCATTCCAGCCTCGGCAAGAAGCGAAGCGTGAGTATGCCGAAGCTTGTGTGGAGAGATACGTTGATTTAATTCATGTTCGGAAGCTTCACGCAAAAATTTACAGTATGCATCATAAGATGTATAAGAGCCGGTATGAATGCAAGGGATAAAAAGATTACTTTTAAATCCGTTTGCAAGCAGCATCTGTTTACGCCAAAGTCTGCATTTTTTTATTAATAAAGCAAGCTCCGGCTGGATGTGAATATCACGAACGGATTTATCCGTCTTCGGAACGGTAACAACGTCGTTTCGATAATCGTAAGTTGCAATGACATGAATAACGCTATTTTTTATATCGACAGATTCATCTTTTAATGCAATGAGTTCACCGCAACGCATACCGGTTAGCAAAAGCATGCTTGAAAAATAATACCAGTGCCACAGACCGCGGCTGCTCATATATTCAAGCAGAATATTGATTTCATCTTTTTCAAGATATTTACGACTTTCACAGATAGATTTTTCCTGCTCTGAATTTTGAAATAATTCAAGCTTGGAAAGAAGACTGTAATTATCATGGTAATCATTCTTGTATCCCCAATTCAACATAGCACGAAAACGAGTTATATAAGAATTTAGAGTTACAATAGATTTGCCAGAGTTTAAAAGCTGTTCGTTAAAATATTGAGAAGTGATATTATCAACGATAGTATCAGCTCCAAGCAGATTTATAACGAGTTTGATCACATGCTCGTTTCTGACTGCTGTAGATAGCTTACAAGTGATTTTTTGACTTGCAGAATAAGCATCTAAAAGATCGGAAAGAGTAGCTTTAGTTTGATTCGTCTTGCTAAAAATAGCATTGATTTTTGCATCTAAAATTCGCTGTGCTTTTTTCTTGTTCTGATTTGATGCGCTAGGCATTGATACAGATACTTTTTTAACCTTTTCAGTTAAAGGATCAACGTACCTTTCGCAATAAACAGCAGAGCCGTTATTCCGAATTTCACACCACATAATAATCAACTCCTATCTAAAGATAGGCATAAAAATAAGCCTACCAAAAATAGAAGGCTTATGATATAATGAACTCGCCAAAGTTGTTATAGATAAGCCTTCGGGTTTATATGTAACCTTTCCCCTGAGTGCTTCCAACACTTGGGGGAATTTTTTATGAAGTTGCACCGGTGCAACTTTTTATTAAAACAGCCAGATGCATGTATCTAATTATTAGATGCCTGTTTGAGTAGAGCGTCTGTAAGAACTTTAGAAAAATTGACATTGTTCTTTTCACCATAAGTATTAAGCCATGCCGGAATAGTAATATTCTTACGCACAGACTTGCTGCCATATCGTTCTGAATAATCATCCATATCTAATACAAGATAATTAGAAAAGGATCCTTCAGGAACAATGACATGGTCACTTGGTTTTGGATAATCATTGCCTTCTTCTAGTTCTGTTAGAATCCAACCAGATGCTGCATCCTGTCCCATTTCAATAGCTTCTGCTAATGTGTCTCCTTCCGTGACACATCCAGGCAGGTCTGGTACTTCAACTGTAAATCCGTCCCCTTTTTCAAAAGGAGTAAAGATAGCTTCATAAACTAATTTCATTGGAATATCCCCTTTCATGTTTAACCGACAGGGCTATTTGAGCCCTGCCTGTTTTAATATTGAATTTGCTGTACCTTTACTTACATCGCCCTTATGTATTGGAACTGTAACCTTGCCGGGTTTGTCAGGGTGTTTATACTGCCTGTGTGAGCCAACCTGCTTGACTGCGATCCAACCATCTAGGAGAAGAAGTTTTTCAAGTTCTCTGACTGTCATTTCTTACCTCCTTATGATTATATTATACACATAGTACGCATAAAAGTCAAGAAGAAAATACACATAATACGCATAAAATTATAATAATAGATTGTTGATTATTTGTACATAATAGCCTGCAGGAGGTGCGAGATGAAAGTATTGACCTGGCAGGCAAGATCAAACAAGAGCATAACGCTTATCAAGCTTGCGGAGCTGACCGGCATCAGTAAGAGTGCGCTTAATAACATCGAAAACGAAAAAGTGTCGCCAACTCTTGATGAACTGGAAGCTATAGCAAAAGCGTTAGATGTAAGGATAACAGATCTTTTCGATAGTGAATATAAGTAAATTTCCATAATTATGGAAATATTGTAAAAGCATCACAATGCCAATCCTTATCGGCGTATAATGTCGAATAAAGGAGGGATTGAAATGGACTACCGAAAAGAGATTATCGCCTTGATAGAAGATGTACAGTCAGAAAAACATCTGAAGTACATATATGATCTTATCAAGGTACTATTAGATGAAGCCATCTAATGAAGAACCGGGCAGGGTAAAACCTGTTCGGTTTATTTTTTGTTGGAAAATATATTTATTGTCTTTTCCAAGCTGTTCCATTCGCTTGGAGAAAGATCTGCAAGCTTATTTATCAAATGATGCTTGAAAGAATCATCAGGCTCGGATGCAAGCAAATTTTCAAGTCTTACAATGGCAGTATCACGATCTGATTTAAACATTTCGCCAGTTCCGTTACGGAGCCATTCTTCATTTACATTAAATTCCCGGCATATTGAAACGATGATAGCATCTATAGGTGTATTTCTTCCTGTTTCATAATTTGCGTAAGAATTTCTTTTTATACCAATTCGATCGGCAAATTTTTGCTGAGTGAGATCAAGGGCTTTGCGAAGCATTTTTATACGTTCTTTCATATCCAGCACTTCATCATATGTATTAATCATTGGATTCATCATTAATGCCTGCAAGCTCTTTGGCTTTCTGTTCGAGAAATTCCCACTCTGTTACCGATAAATTTGCCAACATTGAAATGAATCTATTTTTGAATGAGTCACTTTCTTCACTTAATAACTCTTTAGTAAGTCTTGCAATATCAGCATTTCGATTCGACTGCAAAAACATTTCGCCAGTTCCGTTACGGAGCCATTCTTCATTTACATTAAATTCTCGACATATCGAAAAAATAATAGCATCACTTGGAACAGTACGTCCAATTTCATACTGCGCAATAGTATTCTGTTTCATGCCAATTTTATCTGCAAACTTTTGCTGTGTTAAATCTAATGCCTTTCTTAACTTCTTTAAACGCTCATGCATATGGTGTCACCTCACTTCATTGAATTGAGAATACATCGTATTAGATTAAATGTCAATAGAAAATATCTCATAAACAATAAAATATCTCAAGCACAATAAAAAAGTAGTTGACAATATGGTGTATGAGATGTATGGTTATCTCATAAACAATAAAAACACCAACACGGAAAGGAGAACGACAATGAATTTGCAGTTAACGAGAAGCAAATCAGTAAAAGATACAAATATTGTAATCATCTTAAGCGGGAATGATGCGAATGAGATAGAGCAGATAGAAAAAGAGATCACGCTCGCGACGCGAAAGATGCGACGCAAGCATGATATTGGTTACGCAATAGTAAAGACGGAAAGAAAGACAAATAGACTATTGGAAATTTGCAAATATCTTTTCGATCTTGGCTAATATGTTCCGGTACTTTGCGGACGCTGATTTTATATAAGAAATAGTATCACGATCTAAGCCGGGTTTGGATAATTCTTCATTGCCGAACTGTATAGCATTAAGAAGCCCGCCTTTTACATGATAGCAGAAGGGTATCAAAAGGTGTTTTACTTCGCACCACCGAAAATATTTGAGTTTCCAGAGAATGACGAAGTGGAGGTATAAAGATATGTTTTTAAATACAAAAATAGTAAACAAGCTCATAAAAGAAGCATTTAAAACAGGGCTGGTGGTAGCCGCAACGGAAGAATCCATGCAGAGCTTAAATTATATAGATGCAGCAGAAGCAAAAAAGTATCAAACAGGAAAGGATAAAGAAGATGCAGAGTAAAACAGTGACAAGATATTACAATTTTGAAATCCGGGCAAAAAATGACGAAGCACACGGCGACTATATCGAAGGTCGCCCGATCGTATACGGATCAAAGACGGACATCGGCGGCATGTTTGAAGAAGTGATTGAACCGGGAGCACTTGACGGCGCAGATCTGCGAGACGTCAGATTGTTAGTGAATCATGATACTACGATGATCCCACTCGCAAGATCACGGCGCAATAATAAAAATTCGACAATGCAGTTGACCGTGGACGATAAAGGCTTAAAGATCCGGGCCAATATCGACACAGAAAAAAACAGCGATGCAAAGAACGCGTACTCCGCAGTAGAACGCGGAGATATGGACGGAATGTCTTTTCTGTTCGTGGTAGAAAAAGACAGATGGGAAGATTTAGACAGCGATTACCCGAAGAGACATATTGAAAAAATAAGTAGTGTCTTGGAGGTATCAATAGTAACATTTCCAGCTTACGAAGACACAGAAGTAACAGCAAGAGCAAAAGAAGCGTTGGAGAACGCAAAAGGCGCATTGGAGAATGCGAAAGCTCGGTCAGCGGACGCTGATAACGCAGAATTGGAGTTGGAAAAGTTAAAAGCAAAATATTTATATGGAGGAAATTAAAAATGAAAAAATATTTAAACGATTTCATCAAAAAGAAGGAAGAAAGAGCGAAAGAGTTAAGAAAGCTTATTCAGGCAGCATCAACCGCTGACGAAGTAAGATCACTCGGCGATACATTAAACGCTGTGCTGGAAGAATTGCAGGACGCAAAAAAAGCATTAGACGAGTTAGACGAAGAAAACGAAGGAGATAACAGCGGAGATAACAACGGAGATAACAGCGGAGACGAAGGGAGATCGGCGATTCCAGCTGGCGCACAGGTTAGAAACGCAGAGCTTTCTCCACTTGCTACATTCAAAACATTGAGAGCATTGCAGGAAAGAGAGAAGACAGATCCGCACGACACGGCAGAGTACCGGGCAGCGTTCATGAATTACGTTTGTCGGAACGTGCCAATTCCGGCAGAAATGCGAGCAGCAGCAACAACATCGGCAGCAGATGCAGGAGCAGTGATTCCGACAACGCTCATGAACGAGATCATCATGAAGTTAGACACTTACGGCAACATTTACGCAAAAGTGCGTAAATTAAACGTACAGGGCGGCGTGGCAATCCCTATCGTATCCTTAAAACCAGAAGCAAAATGGGTTGGAGAAGGTAGCTCTGATGCACAGAAGATCGAAGCAAACAGCAAGATCACATTCTCATACTTCGGCGTTGAGTGCAAGATTGCACAGACATTACTTGTGAATGTAGCGACAATCGAAGCATTTCAGGCTTTATTTGTTCCGCTTGCAGCTGAAGCGATTGTAAAGGCGTTGGAAATTGCGATCATGAACGGAAACGGAACATCACAGCCGCTTGGAATCTTGAAGGATTCAAGGGTACCGGCGGCAAATGTTATCACGATCACACCGTCAGAATTCACTTCATGGGAAGGCTGGCACAAGAAGGTAAAAGCAAAGATGAAAAAGGCATACAGAAATGGCGATTTCATTATGAATCAGGCAACATTTGACGGATACATCGACGGAATGGTTGATAAGAACGGTCAGCCAATCGGTCGAACAAATTACGGAATCAACGGCGAGGAGACATATCGCTTCCTTGGCAAGACTGTTGAAACAGTAGAAGATGATCTGATTGCATCATGGGATGATGCGAAGAAGGGCGATGTAGTCGCAGTATTCGCAAACCTTCAGGATTACGCTATCAATTCTAACATGCAGATGACAGCAGTTAAGTGGACAGACAACGATACAAACGAGGTTAAAAACAAATGTATCATGATCGTCGATGGTAAACTTGTGGATGCAAACGGCGTTCTCATCATCAAGAAGGGCGAAGATGCGGCAAGCGCAGCAGTAAGCGGATCATAAAGAAGGAGGTGCTGGTAAATGACGCAGGAAGAACAGCTCGCAAATATAAAAAAGACAATGGGCATCACAGGAACGGCGCAAGACGGACAGCTTGAAACGATTTTAAATGATGTAAAAGAATATATGATCGCTGCGGGTGTGCCGGATAAAGTTGTGAATGCAGAAAAAACAATCGGCGTCATTTACAAAGGCACTGACGATTTATACAACTATAAACAGTTAAGCTCATATTTTATGCACAGAGTTATACAGCTTGCAATGCGAGGTGAAACGGAATGAAACAGTTCATGCCAGATCTGCCTTATTCCGTGTTCGCGGAGTTATTAAATCCGCAGGAAAAGACGGAAAAAGGGAGCGTAAAAAAGTCATATATCAAGATTGATGATATCTATATCAGCTTTCGGACGTTCGGCGGCACTGAAACGGTGAAAAATGACATTCTTGTCGTCGAGAACACGGCAACGGTGCAGACGTGGTATAGACCAGACATAAAAGCCGGAAGCCGTTTGAAAATCGGCGGCTTAGAATATGATATTTTAGGCACACCGGAAAACATTAACATGATGAATCAATATCTACAATTCAAGGTTCGCGCCGTGAAAGGCGGCGCATAATGGCGAAAAATAAAGTACAACTATTTATCGACATGGAAGACACATATGCAAGCCTTGAACGCGCCGGGGCTAACGCGAAAAAAGCAACGGAGAGTATGCTAAAAGCATCAAAAAAGGTAATAACTGATAAATTAATCAGTGACACCGTGTCGGGCAATTACCCGGCACAAGGTAAATATTCGACTGGCAGGCTCGCACAAAGTATAGATACAGATTACAGCGTCAAATGGGAAGGAACAACGGCGAAGATCAATATCGGATATGACTTCGACCGGACAGGGCTGGAAAGTATCGTACTGATGTACGGCACGCCGAAGATGAAGCCGGCACAAAAGCTATATGACGATATTTACGGCAGTAAGACAAAAAAAGAGATCAAAAAAATTCAGCAGGAGGCATTAAATAAAATGCTGGAAAGGGCTATGAAGTGATGGAAGACAACCTGATCGAATTATTAGAAACATTCGGCTATAAGGTACGACGACAAGGCGGTTTTTTGGAAGATGAAGCATATCCGGATACGTTTATAACATTCTGGAATGCGGACGAATCAGAAGCGGCTGCATATGATAACGAAACAAAGAGAGCTGCGTATCTATATAACGTCAATGTGTACTCGGATGATCCGGGCGTAACCTTTTCGCTGTTGAGAGACATTAGAAAATTATTGAAAAAAAATGGCTACATCATCACCACGCGGGGGCGGGATGTCATAAGCGACGAACCAAGCCACACCGGGCGCGGATTGGATGCGGTCATAATAGTAGATGAAACGGAGGAATAAAAAAGATGGATGCAGAAAAATACACAGAGTACCGCGGCGTCGACAACTTATATGTCGCTAGAATTATTTGCGACGACAACGAAACCGGAGAAGGCCACGGATATATCTGCGAAAAACCGGTAAAACTTGCGCCGGTCGCAGAAGTGAGCAAGACTACAGAAACATCAGCAGACACACATTACTACGACAATCAGCCGATGTTTGTTATCAACACCGAGGGTTCAGATTCCCTCACATATACCGTAGCTGTGCCACCACTTGAAATGGATGCGTTACTCACCGGTCGGTCATTCGACAAAGACACCGGCATGATGGTAGAAGGAACACGCCGAGACGACTACTTCGCGATCATGTACAGAACGAAGTGTGTAGACGGCAGCTACAGATATGTAGTTAAAAACAAAGGTAGCTTCTCGATACCAGAGGACGATCACAAGACAGAAGACGCCGGAACGGACACAACAAACCGCGCATATGTCTATACAGCGATTAAGACAACACATGTATTTGCAAAGGGAAAGCTGGAAGAAGATGGAACTTGGACACCGGCAGCAGTAAAGGGATTTGTGCTTGATGAAAGATATGACAAGGTAGATTTAAGCAAGTGGTTTGATGAAATTCAGACGCCGGACACAGTGAAGGCGAAGACAGAGCCGGAGGGCTAAAGAAAAAAGAAAAAATAAAAGGTCAGGCGGGAATCATACCCGCCTGATTTAAAATCAGGAGGTTAAAAATGAAAATTACAGTTTATGAAAATAATATGAAAGACGTTAAAAAGGTGTTAGAAGCGGAGGACGCAAAAATTCCGTTCGGACTGGCAAGAAGAGTTGTAGGGCTTTTTAATGAAGAAAAGTTAAATGACACAGGCTATGTGATGGAGACAGTAACAAAGAGCTGGGATGATCTTGTACAGCTTCTCGGAAGAATCTTTCCGGACGCAACAGAAGAAGATTGGGATACAGTAGACCTTGCCGAGATGGTGCAGGTGGTAAAAGATTTTCTTTTATTAAAGCTGAAAAAGCTGATCGGCATTCCGGTTGACGAAAAAAACTAGAGAAGGGGGAGGATATCCCCCTAGACGAAACATTTTTTTTAATCATTAATAATTTGTGCAAAGAGTATACAGGGATCAATCCGATACAGTTGCAAAATGAATCATATGATAGCGTGATAGATCTGTACAGTGATATGAGACGAATGCAGATCCGGGCAAAAAAAGAACAGGATAGAGAAAAAAACGGAGTTAAAGAAGTTAGACGTTATGCATCAAATGATGCGGGGTGGTGGTAAAAATTAGCGAAAAGGACGAAACAACATCAAGCTTAAAGATAGATATAAGCGACTTTAAAAAAGGAATCACGGACGCAAAAAGACAGATCCGCATGGCGAACGCTGAGTTTAAAGAAGCAACCGCCGGTATGGACAAATGGAGCGAATCAGCGGACGGAATCAGCGCAAAACTGCAAAACCTTGAAAAGACACTTGACGCAGAGAAAAAGATACTCGGAAATCTGGAAGAACAGTATAAAGCAGTAGTTGAGGAACAGGGCGAAAATTCAAAAGGCGCGGAAGAATTAGCAATTAAAATTGCAAACGAAAAAGCAGCGATCAAAAAGGTACAGAAAGAGATCAGCGACTATACAGACAAGCTGGAAGATTTAAACGACGGCAACAAAGACGCAGAAGATTCAGGCGAAGATCACGAAAAGACGCTTGAAAAAGTGGAAAAACAGTCAGAAAAAACCGGATCGGCGACAAAAGAGTTGACAAAAAATCTGGCGTCTCTCGCAGTAAAAGGCATAAAGGCAGCAGTAACAGCCGGTGCTGGGCTAGTTACGTCGTTTATTGCATCAGCAGAAGCTACGCGAGAGTTCCGCGTAGCAATGGGAAAAGTTGAGACAGCGTTCACATCGTCAAATTTTACGGCAGAACAGGGAAAGAAGACGTTTAAAGAGTTGAATGCCGTACTCGGCGACACGGACAGAGCAACAGAAGCGGCTGGAAACCTTGCAAAATTATGTAATTCTGAGAAAGAACTGGCAAATTGGACGACGATAGCGACCGGCGTATACGGTTCATTCGGCGATGGCTTACCGGTTGAAGGGCTGGCAGAAGCAGCAAACGAAACGGCAAAAGTAGCACAGGTCACGGGACCATTGGCGGATGCACTGAACTGGGTATCAACAGATACAGAGGTTTGGAATAAAGCACTTGCAAGCAATGAAACAGCACTTACAGCTTTTCAGAAAGGCATTGCAGATGGTGAAAACGCGGAGGATTCCTTCACACTTGCATTACAGGCGTGCAGTTCAGAACAGGAACGCTCACAGCTTATAACGGCGACACTTACAAGCCTTTATTCTGACGCAGCAGGAGCGTACGAAAAAACAAACAGTGCAATCATAGATGCAAACAGAGCGCAGGAGGAACTTGACGAAACAATGGCAGAGGTTGGCGCGACGGCTGAACCGGTTGTAACGACATTCAAAAAAATGGGAACAGAATTGCTCACGTCAGCACTTCCGGGCATAAAAGATCTTGCAAAAGGCTTTACAGATCTTTTGAAAGGCACATCAGGAGCAGATAAGAAGATCGGCACAGCAGTTGGAAGTATTGTGAACACAATACTCGGAAAAGCAACGGCAGCATTGCCGGGAATCTTAACGATCGGCGTATCTATGATTTCATCGCTGATTAGCGGATTAATGCAGGAGATTCCGAATATCTTAGCAGCGGGAGAGGATCTGTTAAAACAGATCGTGAGTATGATAGCAAAGTCAGCACCGCAGTTACTTGAGACGATTCAGAGCCTTGCTATGGCGATTTACGAAGAATTAACAACGAGCATCCCCGAATTTCTGACATTCGGAGAGCAGATTATAACAAAAATCGCTGAAGGTATCAGCACAAATTTGCCGACGTTGACAAGCAAAGCGTTAGAAGCTGCCGCGCAGCTTATAACAAAGCTTGGCGAAGGAATCGGAAGTAATTTACCGGCGGTGATTAATAAAGCGTTAGATGCGTTAGACGGATTCGCAGATATGCTGACGCAGAACGCGCCGATCATTGTAAATGCAGGAATATCATTTATTCAGAATCTAGCGCAAGGAATAGCTGACAGTTTGCCGACATTGATAAAAAAAGCACCGGACATTGTTACGAAATTTGCAAACGTGATAAACGACAACGCGCCAAAGATCTTAAAGGCAGCAGTCAATATTGTAATAACACTTGCAAAGGGAATTGTACAGGCGATTCCAACGCTGGTGAAGAACATTCCGAAAATTATCAAGGCAATAGTAGCAGTGTGGGAAGCATTTAACTGGCTGAATCTCGGTAAAAAAGCGATCACATTCTTAAAAGACGGAATTTTGAACGCTGTCTCCGCTGTAAAAACGGCGGGTAAAAACGTAGCGGAAGCGGTAACGAATGCTATAAAGAATCTGCCAGAAAAGTTGCTTGACATCGGAAAAAACGGAATATCAAAGCTTGGCGAAGCATTCAAAGCGGGAATTGAATCTATAAAGAATATCGCGAAAGATATCTTGACAAAGATCATTGATACATTTAAGCCAGATTCACTCCGGGATATCGGTAAAAATTTGATAACCGGATTGTGGAACGGCATATCAGATATGACAGGCTGGATACTTGACAAGATCAAAGGATTCACGAATGACGTTGTTGACAAGATCAAAAAGCACTTCGGCATTCACTCGCCGTCTACAGTAATGCGAGATCAGGTCGGTAAATATATATCACTCGGTATCGCAGAGGGAATCACGCGAAACAAAAGCGCGGTAACAAAGACAACAAAAGAGTTGAGCGAAAACGTCCTTGCAAGCTTAAAACGGAACATGAGCGAAGAAGATTTTAAAGCAACCGGTTCGAAGCTTGTTACAAAGCTGAATGAAGGAATCACGGAGCAGATCTCTACCTTTACAACGTCGATCACATCCGTAACGAAGACATATAAGACGTTGATATCAAATGTTGAGAAAAAGCAGAAGGAAGCTTTGAAAAAGTTATCAACAGATTACAAATCAAATCTAAAAGAGATTAAAGATAAGTATGAGAATCTTATAAAAGAGGTTGAAACGCAGCAGGAAACGCTGGCTAACAAGATGAGCGGAGCAAGCGCACTGTATACGATCGACAGCAACGGAAATTTAACACTCGGAAATCTGAAGGAACAGACAAAAGAGATTGAAAAGTACGGCGCAAAACTGAACAAATTGAGCGAAAAAGTATCAAGTGAGTTGATGGACCAGATCCTTTCAATGAATGTTGACGATGCAACAAAATTTATGGACGCATTGAACAAACTTTCAGATGATGAGCTGGAAAAATACGACGCAGCGTACAACAAAAAGATACGAACGAGCAATAAAATAGCATACAAATGGTACAAGGATGATATTGCAGAATTAAAAACAGACTACAAAGACGAAAAAGCAGCATTAAAGAAAGAGTATGAAAAGAACACGAAAGAAACGACAGCGAAGTATCAGGCAGAGATCGACACTCTGAAAAAGCAGTATACTACAAAAGTGGAAAGCTTATTCGGAAATTTAACAAAAAATGTGTCAAAAGCCGGAACGGACGCATTAAACGGATTCTTGAAAGCTTTCAAGGGTAAAAGCGACGTGGAAAAGACGCTTTCAAAATTCTGCGAAAACGTAGCGGAAACGATAAGGAAGAAATTCAAGATTCACTCTCCGTCGAAAGTGATGGAAGAAATCGGTGGATACTTAACACTTGGAATGAGCGAAGGAATCTTGAAAAATAAAACATCAATAGACAAAGCGTGGGAACAGGTGAAGACCTCGGTTACAAAACCGATCACGCTAGATATTGAAGACGCAAAGGCGAGGGTAAATACTGACAGAATGAGATCTAACAGAAACGGATCTAATGATGTTAAGAACACATCATACACATTTAATCAGTATAACACATCGCCGAAAGCATTAAGCAGATTAGAGATCTATAGACAGACGAAAAATCAGCTTAATTTTGCGAAAGGAGTTTAAATGTTTACTTTAAAATTAATAAACGAATTTCAGAAAGAACTGGAATTGACGCATAAAGAAGATTATAAAGTAACCAGTATCACCGGGCTAAACCCGCCCGGTGCTACAATCTCAACCTCAACTGTAGCAGGATTTGACGGTGAGCGATACAATTCTAGCCGGCTGAATAAAAGAAATGTAGTAATTACGGTTGTAATTAACGAAAATGTTGCAAAGAATTTAGACGAATTTAACAAGCTCTTATTGCCGAAGCGATACTTAAAGATATCGTATGCAACGAAAGAAAAAAATGTATACATAGAAGGGTATATAGAATCGTTTGAATACGATCATTTCAGCAACAAAGTAAAATGTCAGATCAGCGTAGTGTGTCCGAAACCGTACTGGCGGGCACAGGATGTAGAGATGGCGAAAATGTCACCGGTTGTAGATTTGTTTGAATTTCCTTTCTCAATTCCTGCGGAAGGGATTGCGTTTGGTGAGTACGTCGGTTCGATGTCGGAATATTTCACAAATCCGGGAAACGTCGAAACAGGGGTACTGATCGACATTGAAGCTACAAAAAAGGTAAAAAATCCGCTTATAGTAAACGCGACGACCGGGCAACAGATGAAGCTGCTAATAGTGATAGATGAAGGCGATCATATCACGATCAATACAGAACGTGGAAATAAAAGCATAATTCTGGAGCGAAACGGTGAAAAAACCAACGTCTTAAATACATTAGACGATACAAGCGAATGGCTACGGCTTGCACCGGGCAGTAACCGGATCAACTACAATGCAGATTCAGGCGCGGATAATATGTTGATAACAATTAAATGCCCGATTCTGTACGGAGGTGTGTGATGGAGTTATATGTCTTAAATCAAAATTATGAAAAAATCGCAGTAATTGATTATGCGGAAAGTATAATCTGGACAAAGCGATATTGTGAAACCGGAGATTGCGAGATATACTTACCGGCTGAAACAGATACGCTGGCTATACTTAAAAAAAGGAATATACTACAGCGCGCGGACAGACCGACAGATATCATGCAGATACAGACGGTCAAGGTTGAGACGGACGAAGAAAAAGGCAACTATATGACAATAACCGGCAAAACGATGGATATACTGCTTGCGCAAAGAATCATATGGAGACAAACGAATCTTTCAGGACCGGTTGTTGATTGCGCGGAAAAAATATTAAATGAAAATTTAATAAAGCCGTCAAATTCTGCACGAAAAATTGCGGGCGTGACATTTGAAAGTAGCATAAAGAACAGCAAAAAGGTAGAAAAGCAGATCACCGGCGACAACTTACTTGATGCGTTTATCGAACTGCTAACAACGTACAAATGCGGATATAAAGCGACGTATGAAAAAGGAATCAAAATAACGGCATATCAAGGGGCTGACCGGTCGGGAAACGTAGTGTTTAGCCCGGATATGGACAACCTGATCGAATCTGAATACTCGTCAAGTATTGAAGAGTATAAAAACGTGGCACTTGTCGCCGGCGAAGGCGAAGGAGTTAGCAGAAAGACGTATGCAGTCGGATCGGCAGCAGGGTATGACAGATTCGAAGAATATGTTGACGCAAGGGATATATCAAGCGACACAGACGGCGGCACACTATCAAATGCAGAATACAACAAATTGCTGGCGGCAAAAGGACAGGAAAAGCTGGCTGAAACGATTGTACAAGAAAAATTTTCCGGCACGATTGAGCCGGGAATCAACTACACATATGGAATTGATTACAATTTAGGCGATATCGTAAAAATGATAAACGAATATGGAATGTCGGCGAATGCTAGAATAACGGAAGTAATAGAATCGTGGGACGAATCAGGATACACCTGTATTCCAACATTCGACACAGAGGAGGTATAGAAGATGATAAAATGCGGATTTTTTAACTCAGTAAACGGTGACAGAATATATGGAGCAAATGATCTGAATAATTTTTTTGAAGGGATCGTAAGCGACGGAGTTTTTCGAAAATTCAAGAGAGAGATGGAGGTAACTGCTCCGGGTGGAATGGCTGTCCGGGTGCTGCCGGGAAAAGCGATTTGCATGGAAAAATATATACATATTACAGCGGCGGAAGATATAACGGTCGAAAGCGGAAACGCACAACCGCGCTATGATGCGGTCGTTATCAGCGTAAATCTTGACGACAGAGAAGGATATCTCTACATAAAAAAAGGAGAAGAAGCAGCGACGCCAGAACCGCCGGCATTGTATGACAACGATACAGTCAAAGAAATGGCACTTGCATACATATATGTACCGGCGAATGCAACAGAAATTCTGACAGAGAATATAACAGACAAGAGAGAAGACAGCGACGTATGCGGATGGGTGAAGCTGACGAATGTATCGGCGACGATAGTAACGTACAGATCTAGCACGACATTGAAGGCAGCAGCTACAGAGGTAAACATCGGAATAAGCGACTATAACGCGACTACAGACGTCGTAAATGTTTACAAAAACGGATTAATGCTGAATGAGACGGAAGAGTATAGCATAAACGGAACAGGATCAGCGGCAAAAATTAAGCTTACAAGCAGCACGCCGGCGGGAAATAAATTTACTTTCGTTGTGCAACATTTAGGTCTTATTTAAAAGGGAAAATACCGTAAAAAATTGGGCAAAAATTGGGCAAAAATATTGCATTTATGTTCGCATGTCTTACAGTTTAAAACGTGAAAAAATGGCTTAAAACCTAGCTTTTTCGCACATTTTCATATTTAAAGAAAAAAAGAAAAACGCCCTTTTTCGGCTTTGAACCTTATACCCCGAAACCTAAGAGAAAGCAAGGGATTCGGGGTATTTTTATGCCTTAAAATGGTTTTAGGGGCAGTTTAGGGGCAGAATTATGAAATTAAATTATAATAAAGAGAAGGTATTATCCGTTTTTAATGGATGATAAAAATAATCGCAATTTTTCTCAGGTAACTGCTTCCTTGGGTGTTGGCAAAAAGGGAAAAATGAAATACAATAAAAAGATGGATAATATTTAGAATAAAATCGGAGATGAAAAGTTTC